GCACATTCCGATCCTTTTATCCATTCTACACATCCTACATACTTTTCTGTAGAATGAAAACCTGGATTGTATTTTCCAGATGTACTGAACTCTACCGTATTCCCCACCTTCAGATCATCAAAAGCAATAGACCATGTGGTCCAAATTCTATCATGTCTCCCAGGCTGAATAGCTCCGATTACGCCTTTTTTACGACCGTTTTTTATCGCCCTTAGTATTATCTTTCTATCACCTTCGATAAGGCTGCAAAAGCGCCCGTAAAAGGTCAAATCAACCTGTTTTCCTCCTATTTCTTCTCTTATTTTTGTTATTCTGTTCATTTTCTGATTTTGTTTTATTTTTTTCCTTGTTTTTTCTATCTTCTATAGAAGATGATAATAACATTATCTTTTCTATGTTACTTTTTGACTGTAAAAAAGAATCGCATTTCATTACTACTACCACCTTCTTAAGTTCCCCATTATCGTATAGCGATACACGCATCATGTTTTGCGCCTCGTCCACTATCAGACCTGGAGTAGTCTTAGCCATTTTACGTAGCTTGTTATACTCTGGTCTTTCCATTTCCTCTGTTTATTACTCTATAGTATTTATCCTTATCCCCTTCTTCTAACTTCTCCAGATAGAAAATTCCATCATGCAAATGAGACAAACAAAACCTGTATCCGTATTTCTGTACTCTTCTTACATGATCCCGCAGTCTTATCTCTTCACTTTTGTCTTGTACTTTGATCTTAATACTGTCTCCTTCTTTGATTGTGTATAAAATAGTTTGAATCTCTTCTTTTTTCATCTTATAAAATATTTTAACGGCAGCACCTATACTCACGCACCACTACTGCCTTATGTTTAACAATTAAATACTTAACTCTTCAATGGTCAAGCCTTTTTCTTTTGCCCACTTTAGCATTGCGCATAATTCTGTTTCTGACTTATATTTCGGATCACGCCACGCCCATCCGAATTTATCCAGGACATGATGATATAATTCGTCGGCCTTTGCCGTGTAAATGTCTTTGAATAAATGCTCCGAACCTTCCGGTATAAGCATCTCTGTTGTTGCAAAATCGGAATACGACAAACATCCGTAAACATATTCTGTTATTTCACTCCATGCTTCTCCGGCTTTAAATCCAAATTCTTTTACAAAAGCCAAAGTTAGATACATATTTAATAATATTGTTACATCATATTCCGAATCTGACTTTCTTTCTATTATTTCCTTTTCAAATTCCTTTAAATCTTCAGGCCCTAAAAAGATGTATCCTGATACCGACCGGTAATTAGCCTCCGCATACTTCTTACATTTATCATCATTGGCAATCTTACCAATGTTAGATAACATCTTTTGCCTCCATTCATCACAAAACTCTACCCTTACATCCATCCAATCAGTACCATAATTGCGATCTTTTGGATGTCCGACCGATATTACCTTTATGTTATTCACACCATATTCATAAAGGCGTTCGCCCACCTTATTCGCCCATTCCTGTACAAAAGGAATAAACTTATTGCAATAAGAATCAAAATCAAAATCTAATTCCTCCTCATATTCCGGCATCTCTTTATAATCTTGTTCAAAGAAATAGCGAGGATCTGCTATTGTTTCATAGAAACTTACGTTAATGAAACAAAACTCGTTGGTTGTCGTTTTTAATATCATAGCTTTTTGTATTTACGTACATTTTTCTTGCCATAGAATCTACACATGGCAAGAATCTGACTATAAAATACTTTTGTCCTCCTGGCCTCAAAGTATTTAAACATTTCTTCATTCTTTGTTTCCCAAACGTAATCCGTTTGGGAACTCATGTGATTTTTGTCCTTGCGTGAATAATGGTAATATGATACCACAACACGTTTCGCACCATTCTTTACAGGTACGATATTTACGTCTATACTATTCTCTGTCATATTATTATTGTTTTATGCATTATACAAATACAAAGAGCGCATACCTTCACAGGCCGGCGCTCCTTTCAATAAAAATGAAAAAACTAATATTACATAAACATATTGTTTTCTACTCTTTATTACAATACTTTTGTTCCGCAATTATTATCTCTTCCGTACTCTTTTTTCGTATCATTCAAGATTTCAAAAACCATCTTCTTGTGATCTTCGTTTGGTAACCTATCCTTAACAGCCGATATTACGCCCGCTATAGACGTAAAGCCTGAATCTGTTATTGAACACAGCAACACGCCTCTGTCGGCTCCGGTGCTTATTGCTGACGCCTTTATAATATCATTCTTATATATTCTCATAACTTTTTTGTTTTATTGTTTGTGAGATGCCCAGAATCGAACCAGGACCGGCACATACGCACCGGCACGCCGCGTCATCCCCTCTATGATGCAGAAATAGGCATGCCTATCCTCACGAACCGACATGCCAAAACCCAAAACTTAATTTGATGAATAAAATAGATTAACAAAAATACTATTCTAATTCTTTTATAATATCTTTCACAATATTCAGCCTTACCTCCTTCGTTTCTGGACTAAGACAACCAAACCACCCATAAAACGTTCTTGTTTCCTCTGGTTCTGTGGCCATACTTATCTTCTCCTCCAATTCCGGGAAATATATTCTCACCATTTCGTCTGAACGAAACTCATAGATATTTTTATGTGTTTTGAAATACATAAACACTACATTTCTTAACGCAACACATATGTATTCCCCATCCTCTAACCTATCAATCATCTCATATACCTTTTTCCATATGAATAATCGCTCTTCTTTTGTAAACATATCTTTCTTTATTTTTGTGGTATTATTTGACTGTACGCAGACTTTTCCATGTACACAATACTATGCTCCTGTCCAAGTATTTTCTTTGCTGCTTCTTTCTTTATCGCGCAATATCTCCCTGTACGATACGGATTCTTTTGATCTGATCCATCCTCAACTTCGATAATAAAACAACCTCCGTCATCTATTATCTTTTTGCAATTGTCACATATTTCTCCCGTGCATATATGATGCGGCGCCTGCCCTTTGATGTTATTCCCTAATAAAGCAATCCCCATCTCTTCACCGCATACTATGCATAGTTCTATGGATGGATTCAACCCATGCTCTGGATGCAATACAATACCGTCTTTCATTTTCTATCCTCCTTTATTAATTCTATTATAAACTTTTTATCTTGTTCCCACAATGGCAGCCCTTCTTTTACTGTGTATGCCACTGTTTCCCTCTCTCCTATTAATCGCACGGCAATCTCTCTTGCTTTCAAGTCATCCTCCTCATGCGATTTGTTTATTAAATCATAGGCACATGATTCCACCTTTTGCCTTTCGATTATTATCGAACCCATTAACTCGCTTATATGCGATCCTAAAAACGATAAGACATTAATAGCTTTCCCAATATCATTTGAAATAGCACTTGCTAAATACATCTTATCCATATACTCCGGCAAAGCCTCGTATGCCGTTTCTATGTTTTTATACTGATTTTCGTTTACCTCCCTTTTAATCAGTTTTTCAAATTCTTCTTTTAACATGTTCTTCCCTATTTTAATGTTGTGTGAGATCGCCGGAATCGAACCGACTTGCTGCACCATGAATCCCATAAAGCAAATGCTCCGATCTTCGCAGATGGGAGCATTCTGTCTAAAGCATAAGAAAATTAATGAAGAAATTTTTCTCACTTACGCCATAGCATCTAAAATAGCTATCAGCACTATTTCTATGACAAACATAATAGAAAATATCTTAAATGCCTTTTTCATATCGCTATCTCCTCCTTTTTATTTTTTTTAGTTCCACAATAAACTGTTCCGGCTCTGCTCCGACCTACGTTCCACCTACAACCGCAGGCCTTAGCCCAAGGCGCCGCCTACTCCCCCTCTATGGCAGCCTGTTCGTACCTACAAATCCAATCTCCATCTATACAACTATCACTACGCGATAATAAACATTTATCCTTATAACAATCATAAAAAATACACCTATCACAACTGTAATCCTTAACGTCTACACAGCTAACTACCTTAGCATATACTATTCCATCACTGCCTTCTATTCCTTTTACCCCGAAAATAGAACCTTCTACCTCCTTACTCAAATCTAAGTCAGGCGCAAAGTCATATACGTTCATACCATCCATATTTTAATTGTTAAACATCCCGCTTAAAAAAAAAATACTCACATAATGCAGTCCTCAACCCTTAATCTGTTGGAAGGAACCTATATAATGCTGTTTTAAACCCTTATCATATTGAATTTTGTGGAAATGATCTACAGAACACTGTTTTAAAACGCTTATCTATTGAATTTTGTTGGGAGGGATGAATTTTGTTGGTAGGGATGAATTTTGTTGGTAGGGAGTGCCCTCCCTCTCCCCCTCTCCAACTCCCGCTAATCCTCCGGCTTTCCGCATAGAACCCACGCCCTACCGCCTCACTACCGGCATACGGAGAGCGCTACAAGCTTATACTCTGGCATGAAGTATGGGGTGTTTGGAGATAATATCATTCCATAGAGAGAATAGAGAGCCTTCAGCCCACGCCCTACCGCCTGCTCCTCCTATCAAGATAGATATTTAAGCCTATAATCAAAGCCAATAAAGAAAAGCAAAAGACCATTACAATATTATACTGATCCGGTCCGTACTCCAACATAGAGCGAATACCAACCGACAGAAAATACAAGTCAGCTACTAATAAAAACCACCACATAAAATAAAAAAAATACAATAAGTATGTCCGAAAATACGGGGATTATAAAACCTAACTAATTGATAATCAAGCATACCTCATTTTTAAGAAAAATACAATAAGCCCAATTTTCAATCCATAGAGACGAAAAAGGCGGCATCCGACACCATATTTTGGGTCAGAAAACCGCCTAAAATTTCGTTTTAGACCAATTTTAACGACATTATATAGACAAAATACCGGCATTATATCCAAACAGCCTTATTTTTGTTTCGATTTGAACCAATATACGCATTCCTACCTTGTTTGTCGTCGTGTTCACTCTCAGAATATCCTACCCGTAAATAGAAAGAGTAGGATACAAAAATAGGGCTGCTCCGATATTCGGAACAACCCTACTCCTGTTTAAATACTGTTTATGTTTTCCTTCACGTATGTTCGTGATGTATGGACTTTGCGTTTGCATTTGTCCTTTCCCGTATCGGCATGATACGCTTCTTTAAGATCACGATACAACATAAATTCATGATACGCTCTTTTCCGCTTTTCTTTAGCTTCTTTCCTGGACAGACCGCGGACGTCTACCATATAAGATTTAAATTTCCTTTCCATGTTATTATATTGTTTATAATTTAGAGGTTGCTCCGGAATCGAACCGGACACGCATTCCTATCCTATAGAGATTTTATGCTACAACCAACAGCCCGTAATTAGTACGTAGTTCTTGCGTACAGGCTCGTACTATGTTGTTATTATATTTTCCGTCTGCTACACTATTTCGCCACACATAACGGCATAGTGTCCTTGCGTTTTGATACGGCACGTCCCTACATGGTAGGCTACATGCTTGTACCCTGTAATTTAATCTACAGCCTTGTTCTATTTTTCGTGTAAGCAAGTAAGACACGTTTCGATCTGGAGATAAACCTCGTACAACGGCATGTTTTCCAAACTGTAATCACATACCTAACATAAACCATACCTATTCGGATAGTCCATGCAGTAATACCAGCCCTTTAATTGCCAACGGCAAGGGCAACGGCATATCTATCTCCAATATGTAAAATAACTCTCTGTTTTGTCAGCTTCAGTCTAAAGCATACGCGGGACGTGCACCCACTGACAACGGCATACAGACGCGTTTAACGGTACGCGCCTAACCTTTTTTTACTGCTGGTTGCTTTCGTGCGCCAAATATTCACTCACACACTTTGCCACAGTGCGAATAGAATAAGATTTGATCTTAACAGCCACATAAGTAGCTTTGTACTCGTCGGTTTCTTTTATCAACCATTTAGTACTTTTTTTGGTCTCCAATGATTCGGCAGTAGTAAAACCAAATGCTTTATATTCGCTACCGTAAACCACATTCTCGGCGCACCAATCAGCCGTTTTGGCTTCAATTCCTTTCTCTTTGTCTACTTTGTTATCCTTATATACTTTAGAATATAGGGAAAACTTAATGAAGGTGTCGCCTACTTTCGGTAACATTTGGCTACACACGGCTACCAGGCGTTTTTTATCCTTGGCGAGGGCTGCCACCTTTACAGCGTATTCTGCCGGTATTTCCAAGGCCTTGCAAATAGCCTTTAGATCAGCTCCATTAGCAAATAGTGCGTTGTACAGTTTAACAGCACCCACCAAATTAGAGGCATTCTCTTTAATAACAGCGTTTTGCAGCTTGTTTACATTCTTTTTTGTAATCATAATTCCAATATATTTTAATTGTTAAACAAATGATATTCAACTCAATAGCCCACAACGCAGGCAATTACAGATACAGATATAGTTAGCCCAACGGGTACACTATATAAGTCCATCATGTCAACTATGTGCTATCGCTTTAACACATTGCAAATATACTACATTTATCAATACTACAAATATATATGCTATCTTTTTTTTATTAATTTGTATTAATTTCGATTCTATTATCTGATTGTCAATAAGTTACAAAATATACGATCACGGTATTATACGCGTACATTAATATGTAGGATATATGTTTATTTAAATTTCTTATAATCAATAAGTTATAGCAATGCACTGATTCACAATAATTTAAATAAACTGTTGATAATCAGCGGATTTGTAGGTTTGAGATAAAAACGCGTTTCCGGTTTTCAAGCGAAGGGGGTGCGGGGGAGAAAACGCGTTTCGGGGGCGGGAGGTTCGTGATAGGTACCCCCTCTCTCCCATCACATAAACATCTTTCA